TATCTCAATAAAAGTCAACAATTTTATCTGCAACGCCGTAATCAATTGCTTCTTCTGCAGTTAGCCAAACATCTTCTGGTGGCAACAGGTATTTCTTAATCTTAGCTTCTGATAAACCAGTGCATTTTTTATAATGATCGATTATTCTTTCATTAGTATTATTAAACTCTTTAACACGAGCCATAAGTTCATGTTCTTTGCCCCATGATGCCCATGTAAATTGATGCGAAAGAATACTTGTATTTTGTGTGATGTATCGATGACCTTTTTGACCTGCAATAAAGGTAAGTAATCCACAACTTGCAATTTCACCAAGACCATATGTATAGACTGGAATAGAAGATCCTCTCATTGTATCAATAAGTGCAAATGCAGATGGTACTTCTCCACCAGGAGAATTGATAATCATCTTAATCATTTTAGGATAATCTTTTTTCATTAAATTACGAGCAATAATAAACTCAATTGCATCGCCCGTTGTAGAAGGATCAAATGGTTTATTAAAAAGTAAATAATGATGATCTGCGATACTTGGTATATTAGTTTTATCGTCTTTCATAATCATATTATTTTCCAATCTATGGGAGTGGGGGTTTCCCCCCACTCGTTAATTGATGTTTTTCATTATCCTTTTGCAGTAAGAAGAATCTTTTGCTTTTGATTCTAATCCTCTATTATATAGAGTAGCTGCATGACACAAATTACCATTCGCTCTGTCGATGGCCATTTTTAAATATTGAAAGGCATATTCTAGATTGGTTTCAGGGTCATATAACTGACTACATTTTCCTTCCAATCCGAGACCATGAGCAGTTCTACATTGAATTTGCCCAAGACCAATTGAACTTCCATTTTGCGCTTTAATATTGTATGTTGATTCTACCATAATAATTGCATGCGCAAATGCTGGAGGTATTTGATGTTGATTAGCTTTATATGTAACTAGATCTTGTATAATTAGATTTCCTTTATGATCTTGCTCTTTCGAAAGAGCTTCACATGAGGTTACATAGGCTGAAGTCAACATACTAATCCCCATAAGGGGGTATAGTATAAGTTTCTTCATCTTCTCTCCTTAGTGTTTACACAGAGATACTCTCTCTATGCTTTACACACGGACGGTAAAGGAATAACGCCCGTGTGAATAAGTATTTATATTATTAAAATGGTGGACCGAGCAGGATTCGAACCTGCGCTCGCACTGTTATGAGCAGTGAGCCTTACCGCTTGGCTATCGGTCCTAAGCTGCTAAAACTTCTTTAAGCCTATCTGCTGCATAGGAAGCAGCGAAAGCGTTGGGTTTAACAAGTGGTATAACGTTACACATACCCCTAATATATCCGGTAGCTTCATTAATAACACAAGAAGAACCGTGGTGTTCATCAGGATTGATATCAAGATGTACTTCCACATGGCGATCCTCCAATACTTCTGCTAGTTTTAAATATAATTCAGCAATCTTATATACTTCATTCATAAGACGTAATCGTGGCTTATCTTTCTGCTGATCGTAATCACGTTCACGAACTACTTCACCAAAGATTTTACAGCCACGATTGCCACTATAATGAACAACGATAGCGAGAGTGTAATCAGCATACCACAATTTATCAATCATAAAACGTTCAGAATCTCCACCAAGATATATCTTTGTTTCTGGAGGCTGATTTAGAATAAACTGTTTAACTTCTTCGATATCGATCTTTTTCATTTTATTTACTTCTTTTTATTATTTTTTCTTGCTTTGCGTTTTGCAGAACCAATTTTACGCCGACCCTTACGAGGTCTATTTTTATGAGGATGCGCCATTATATACTCCTTTTATTTGGTGCCCACGGTCAGACTCGAACTGACACTTTGGAGATTTTAAGTCTCCTACCTCTGCCATTGGGTTACGTGGGCTAGAACTAGATTATACCTTATTATAGAAAAAAATCAAGTTAAATCTTAACGTGAGCTTTATGTATTTTTACAGAGATCCATGAATTATAATACATGTCACTTTCCAATACCTTATTCTCAAATTGCTGTTTAGCTTCCCAGTAATTACATTCGCCTTTGGTTTTACAAAGTCTCAATACAACTCTTCTAAACTGACCAGCTCCGATTTTTTCAACATCTTCCTGTAATTCTTTATTAGAACCATAATATATTTTCCAATCAGAAGCAATTTTAACTTTTTTCTTTTTTCCTTTTATGCTTTTCGTTCTAGAGAATTTGAAAAGCTTTTTACCAATATACATACGTTGATTTGTAAGATTGGTTATCATGTAGATGAAACCTACATAATCTTTTATTATTTCTTCTTTTAATGGTATACCATAGTAAAGCCATGGATTTTCATAATCAGACATATGGGGTAATTCCTTACCCCGTATTTAGTCTCAGAAACGATCTCTTTCCTGATCATCCCATTCATCTTCATCTTCAAACTTCTCTGTTTTAGTAAGTTTTGAAGAGCAGAATGGGCAATACTCAGGTTCGTTTACAGTATCATGAATGATTTCAAATTCAGCTTCACACTCTGTGCAAGTGATTATACTATCAGCCATTTTTACTCCTTACATTGTTTCTTTTTATCTTCTGCCAGTGTTTTCAAATCAACTGGTAGAAGTGGGTTCTTAATTGTCTTTGAATCAGGAACAGGAAAAGTTGTACCTGTTGCTTTTTCGATATCAGCAACTGTCACTTGGTATTTTGTAAAATCAGAATCAAGACCATCTTTATTATTCATTAAAAAAGCATATGATCTTTTAGTTGTATTATCAATTACTATTTTGAAAAGAGCATCTGGTACTACTACTTTATTAACACCTATTTTTTTAGAGGCTGATGAATAGATATTACCTGCATATTCAGTAAATGGATGTTTAGTTAAATAAACCCATGCACGAGCTGCTGATTCTAAATTTTTCCAAGTGCCACGATTAACAGAAGGGAGTTGGGGAGACATGTTTGACATATAAAACGATTCGTGTTCTACTTGATCGTCCCATGACATATCAGCGTCATTTGCTAGATGACCTTGATCATATCCAGAAGCTGCATAATCTTTTGATTCAGATCGTTGTCCATCAGGGAGAGATTGGTCAGTAGCGAAAGCATTAGTTCGTACAACGCAGCCAATAGCGTGATCAGGCGTAAGAGTCCACGCCACCCAGTTCGGTATTTTTGCAATCGGATCATGCTCCAGGATATATGCAGAGCGACATATGATAGGATGATTTGCAATAGTAGATGGTAACCCATATGGAACCTGTACCTTACATGAATCTATTGGCTTTGGTGGCTGTTGATTTGCAGCAATTGCTAAAGTCGGTAATAATAAAAGTGCATAAATTAATTTCTTCATATTTATCTCCAATAAATTATTTCCATAGTTCCATTTTGATGTTCGATAACCGCACTACAAGTTTCGACCCAATCGCCGCAATTGACATATGTAATCCCCGAGATATCTCGCAAATTAGGATGGTGGATATGACCACAAATAATGCCTTGAACGCCTTTATATACTGCATAATTAGAGAGATTTTCTTCATAATCACCAATGAAATTTATAGCTTTTTTAACTTTATACTTAGCCCATGCAGATAAAGACCAATGGGGTAAATTTAAAAGGTTTCTGATTTTAACAACAACTACATTAATATAAATGAGCATATCATATGCCCAGCTACCGAAATGTGACAACCATTTCATCTTATTGATTACGATGTCAAACTGGTCACCATGCATTACTATATATCTTTTCCCATCAACACCTGTATGAATAATAGTGTCAGCTAGGATTATATTTCCAAACTCATGTTCTCCAAAAGAACGAAGAAATTTATCATTATTTCCTTGAAGGTATACAACTTTAGTTCCTTTACGAGCTCTACGAAGAATTTTCTGTATTACATCATTGTGCTCTTGTGGCCAATAAAAGCCAGAGTTTAAAGCCCATCCATCTACTATATCACCAACTAGATACAGGTTATCACATTCAAATGTTTTCATAAAATCAAGCAATTTATCTGCTTGACTCATTCTTGTTCCTAGGTGTACATCTGATATGAAAACTGATTTGTAATGGTGCATATTACAGAGAAAATCCTTTGAAAGTATCGTTAGTAATATCTTTTTTAACACCACCAATTACATAGCTAGTAATTTCAGTTTCTTGCGGAGCCACTTGAACTTCAGAACCACTGATCCATTTTTGTGTCCATGGTAGTGGGTTTGATCCTGTTTTATATGGGCATGGTAGACCAACTGCAGTCATACGTTTATTTGCAATCCATTCTATATAGTCATTCAATAATTGTTCATTGAGACCAATCATAGAACCATCTTTGAACAGGTAATGAGCCCATGCTTTTTCTTGATTTACTGCATCGATGAACATCTTAATGCATTCATCTTTAGTTTCTTCACGGATTTGAACATAGTCTGGATCATCAGTAGGTAATACCTTCAACAGCTGCTGCGTACCTGCAAGGTGAAGGTTCTCATCACGAGCAATCAACTTGATGATCTTAGCATTACCTTCCATCTTTTTCAATTCAGCAAATGCCCAAGAGCAAGCAAAACTAACGTAGAAGCGAACACCCTCGAGAATATTAACTGACATAAGAGTAAGCCACAATGCTTTCTTATGACCATACCCACTGTTTGAAACTGATTTGTTATTATATTCGATAAGATTATC